AACCTTGTTTAGTTCGTCGCAAATCGATAATCTAACAACGTCGCAAATCGTATAAGGCCACAATGTGTTTGGTTTTGATCCATTCTCAGCTTCGCCGTTCTCAGCGATCAGTGGGTCAACGACTGTATTTGACGCACAAATACTGGAAACCGCCACAGGTTCAGATACCTCAGCATCGATACTGACGGCACAAGCTGCCGTATCAGAAACAGCAACCGCTTCAGACAGCATCGCCGCACAGGCGGTCTACGATGTCTCCATCAGTGAATCAGCTTCTACCTCCGATGCAACGGCTGGCGCAACTTTCTTTATTAGCTATCTTGTGGTTGGCGGTGGGGGCGGCGGTGGTTCTAGAAACGCATCAGGTGGCGGTGGCGGTGGCGTTGTTGAGGCCATCACTTCAGATGCTTTTAGTTTAAACACCTCCTATCAGGTTACCGTCGGTCTTGGCGGTGCAGGGCAGTTATATGGATCTCCATACACCTTAGCCCAGGCTGGTGAAAATTCTCAGTTTGCATCCATCATTGCTTATGGTGGTGGCCGTGGCGCTGGTTATTCAATTGATCCTCCCCTTGTTTCTGCTATCAACGGTGGCTCTGGGGCTAGCGGCGGTGGTGGCGTAAGCTTCTCTGGAACAGGTGGTCCTGGTACACAAGGTTATTCAGGCGGCAATGGATCAGGTGTTGGGTTAGGTCAGGGCGGCGGTGGTGGCGGTGCGGGTGGCCCCGGTGGTAGTTCAGTAAGCACACCTACTTCAATAGGCGGTGCCGGTGGTATCGGTGTTCAATCTGTTATTACAGGTTCGTACTACGGTGGTGGCGGTGGTGGCGTACCAACAGGCGCAGGTGGTCTTGGTGGTGGCGGAAGTGGGCGTGGACCATTTACACCTGCTGCTACGGGTGGAACGCCTAATACTGGTGGTGGTGCGGGTGGTGGTGGTGCAACAACTACATCTAATGGCGATGCAGGTGGATCAGGCGTTATTGTCCTTAAGATCCAAGACATCTATGTAGCCAACTTCTCTGGCGGTGTGACGTATTCACAGAGTACGGCAGCAGGCTATACCACCTATACAGTTACAGCGGCTAATTCCAGTCAGACGGTTTATTTCTCAACCGTACCGACCATCAATGTCATTGAAGAATCGGCCACAGCATCAGACAGTATTTCCGCAGGGGCGTTGAATAATGTCACTGAGGCAGAGACTGCTACAGCAACCGACTCGATTAGCACCATAGCCGAGCAGTTTGTAGAAGTAACAGAATCGGCTACAGCCTCTGATGTGGTGATTGGCACGCTATTAATGGATAGCGCCGTCACTGAATCAGCCACGGGTACGGATGTTGTTGATGGCATAAGAACCTACCTCACAGACATTGCAGAGTCCGCCACAGGTACAGACGCCACAGCATTAGAGGCCACGTTCGCTGGTGTCATTACTGAGTCGGCCACAGGCGCGGATCAAGTCAGTTCTATTCATGATGCCAATGTCTCGGTATCAGAAACGGCCACAGGGTCCGATGCAACGCTTGGTGTAAATACCTTAAATGCAAGCACATCAGAGTCAGCAACGGCTTCTGATGACGTATTACCAGGAACCTTGTATGACGGTGCGGTCAGTGAATCGGCCACGGGTTCGGATACGGTAAGCACGGGCGGTGTGATTGAAGGTGCTATTGCAGAGACCGCTTCAGGGTCGGATAGTACGGATTACTTGCGGATTGCATCGGGTGAGATTTCAGAAAGCGCCACGGGTACAGATGCTTCAACAACCATCTACAACCCAAGTGCATTAATTGCTGAATCAGCATCGGCATCAGATAGCGTTACATCCATCTTCAGCGGTACAAGTGAAGTCAGTGAAACGGCCACAGGATCGGATGAGATAGCAACGACCCGTACAACGGATAACGACATTGCAGAGTCTGCTACCGCTACGGATACAACGGCTGCTGGTTTCCTCTATGACAAGAGTGTCAGTGAGACCGCCACGGGTACGGATGAAACGAGTTCAATCAATGCAACCTCTGGTGAGATTGTAGAGACCGCCACGGGTACGGATGCATCACAAGCACTGGCTGATTTCTTAAGCACGGTCTTAGAAACAGCACAGGCGTCTGAAACCGTATCGCCAAGTGGCTTGTTTAATGTATCGATTGATGAATCTGCCACGATCACCGATGAGTCTTTCCGCAGGTTCTTGTGGGAGCTAATTGACGACGAACAGATTGCTAACTGGAGCTTGATTCAAACATGACTATCAACCGCACAACACTACTGAATCTGCCGCTACCTGTTACAGGAACAGAGTCTGGGACATGGGGTGACACAACGAACAATGGGCTAACCGAGTATCTTGATACGTCTATTGCTGGTGCTTTAAGTGTGACCGCCACGGTGACGTTAGCTAACTCAACAGGTAATGCTTCAGGTACAAACCTTGCATCAACAACCGCCCAGTATCGGACGTTGCTAGTCCCGGCGGCTGGACCGTCTGCGAATATCGTGATCACCGCACCGGCATCCAATCGCACCTATCATGTGATTAACAGGAACGCCACGTATACGGTTCAGGTACGTGCAGGGGCGGGGACGGGTGTTACGTTAGCGCCGAATCAGTCGGCCACGGTAAGTTACAACGGCACAGACTATGTCTTGGTTGGTCCTATTCAGACCTTAAGTTCGTTAGTTAATAGTCAAACCGATAGCTATACGGCGACCCTTGAGGATGCTAATAAGACATTATTGTTAGCCAGTGGATCTTCTAAGACCTTCACGATCCCTGCGAATTCATCAGTGGCTTATACGCTGGGTACGGTATTAAGGTTTGTTAATTTATCAGCCAGTAATTTAAGTATCGCCATTACAACGGACACGATGTATTTGGCCGGACCAGGAACGACAGGTACAAGAACCCTGGCTCAGTATGGTGTAGCTACAGCAACCAAGATTACGTCAACGTCTTGGATCATCAGCGGCACAGGGCTGACATGAGGTGAAAAATGGCTTGGTCAGATGTTCTTAAAGCAGTTATACCCATCGTAGTGGCGGCGCTTGCTTGGTTGCTTGGGCAAGTTGCATCTTTCTCTGAGCGGCTGACCAAAATCGAGGGGCAGATGCCTGCTTTGATTACTAAAGAAGGTACACCAACTGACTCACCAATCAGTGCCGAGCGACGCGCTATTCAGAAAGAGCAATTGATGACACACATCAACGAATTGCAAGTCAAAGTACGGCTGCTTGAGGAGCGGGAGCGAATCAAGGGAGGTAAGTAATGCTTTCATTGTTATCAACGCTTGGCGGTTTGCTGATCTCAGGCCTCCCGAAACTCCTTGATTATTTCCAGAATAAAGCTGATCAAGCCCATGAGCTTGAGTTAGCAAGGATGCAATCGGAGCGCGAACTGGCCTTAGCCAAGGAAGGTTTTATAGCCCAACAGCGGGTTGAAGAGATCCGTACCGACCAGATTGCCATGCAGACTGATGCTCAAATGACAGTCGCTGCGCTAGACCATGACAAGATGGTGATGGAGAAAAGCTCCCGGTGGGTTGTTAATTACATCGGCACCGTAAGACCTAACGTCACTTATCTGCTGATCCTTGAACTGATTGCTGTTAATGCGGTACTTGCTTATTACGTTTGGCATCACCCGCATCTTGTGCAATCTATGGAGGATTTAATCAAGGTTGCTGAGATTATCTTTAGTGATGATGAGATGGCGATGCTTGGCGGCATCATAGGGTTTTGGTTTGGCTCTAGAAGTTGGAACAAAAAGTGAAGACAGGGCAAGCCGGTATTGAGTTGATGCACCAGTTTGAGGGACGCAAGCTCAGGCCTTATCTTTGCCCTGCTCACCTGTGGACCATAGGATACGGCCATGTGCTGTACCAAGATCAGATCAAATTACCGGTAGTGAGGAAAGATGGTTATACCGGCATTATTCGCAAAGAGTACCCGCTCGCAGCCAAAGATAATCGTGCTTGGACGCAGGAGGAGGTTGATCGCCTTTTTGAGGATGATCTCGTCAGTTTTGAACGCGGTGTTCTGCGAATGTCTCCTAATCTTGCTGGCAGTCAGTCACGCTTTGACGCTGTGGTCTGTTTTGCGTTCAACTGCGGAGTCGGTAATTACCAGCGGTCTACGATAAGGATGAAGAACAACCGTGGCGACTATGAAGGTGCGGCAGAAGCGTTTATGATGTGGACTAAGGGCGGAGGGAAGGAGTTGCCAGGATTGGTGCGCCGCCGCAAAGCTGAAAAAGCTCTGTATCTGCGGGGGTAGAACGTGCCATTATCCAAGATCTTATATAAGCCTGGGGTCAATCGAGAGAATACACGTTATACTAACGAGAACGGTTGGTATATCTCAGAGAAGGTTCGTTTTCGTCAAGGCACCCCTGAAAAGATTGGCGGCTGGGCGAGGATTTCTCCTGAAACATTCCAAGGCATATGCAGGTCTTTATGGAACTGGATTACTTTACAGTCCCAAAACCTGATGGGTGTTGGTACCAACCTCAAGTATTACATTGAACAGGGCGGTGCTTATAACGACATCACGCCCATAAGAACCAGAAACTATACGGCGTCGCTAACCAATCCGTTTGACACAACTAACACACTTGATACGGTAACCGTTAATGACACGGCTCATGGCGCACAACCCGGCGATATCGTTTACTTCACGGGAGCCACTTCCGTTGGCGGTATACCAGCGGCTGAATTAAACGCGCGTCACGTTATTACATCGATTACTGACCCAGATACGTATGTCATCACAGTAGAGACGGCGGCAACATCAACCGTAACCGGGGGTGGTGGAACCGTTACAGCTGAGTACTATATTGATACGTACTTACTAACGACTGACCCATTCACCGCCGATGGAACAACCACGGTTGTGGTCACAGCAACATCCCATGGCGCGATCAATGGGGACTTTGTGACCTTTAGTGGCGCCACGGGGACGTATGCTGCTGATCTTACCGGTGAGTTTCAGATCACCTATATTGACGCTAATAGCTACAGCATTACCACGGCATCAGCACTGTCAGCGGGATCATATGGCGGATCAGATGTACTGGCTGAATATCAAGTTAATACAGGCCCAGCAACGCAATTACCTTTGACTGGATGGGGTGCGAGCGGCTGGGGTCTAGGAAACTGGGGCCAAGGTATTTCATCAACCGATTCATTAAGGCTGTGGTCTGCTAATAACTTTGGTGAAGATCTAATCTATGGTCCACGAGGCGGGAACATTTATTACTGGGATGCCTCTACATCGGTGACAACCAGGGGTGTTGCTATTCAAACACTTGCTGGCGCATTAGATCCACCGATTGTCCAAAACTTTATTTACGTCTCAGATATTTATCGGTTTGTCATTTGCTTTGGATGTAACGACGTGGGATCAGCCGTGCAAGATCCTATGCTGATTCGTTGGTCAGACCAAGAATCGGTAACAGACTGGCTGCCAACAGCGGTCAATCAGGCGGGATCATTGCGTTTGTCTCATGGCTCAAAGATCATTACAGCCATACAAGCTCGTCAAGAGATTGTTGTCTTTACGGACTCAGCCCTGTATTCGCTTCAGTATCTTGGTGCGCCACTGGTATGGGGAGCGCAATTACTGGGCGACAACATATCAGTTATGGGGCCGAACGCCGTAGCCATTGCATCAGGCGTTGTGTTCTGGATGGGCAAGGATAAGTTTTACAGTTACTCGGGACGCGTGGAAACGCTTAATTGCGACCTGCGTAAATACATCTTTAATGACATAAACCTTGCTCAGAATGAACAGATCTTTGCCGGAACCAGCGAAGGATTTAATGAGGTATGGTGGTTTTATTGTTCCGCTAATTCAACAAGTGTTGATCGATACGTGGTCTATAACTATGTTGAACGCATCTGGCATTATGGAACCATCGCAAGAACAGCGTGGATTGATTCTGGTTTGAGGGATTACCCACAGGCTGCTACTTATAGCTACAACTTGGTGAACCATGAGTTTGGTACTGACGATAACGAATCAGGCACACCCGTAGCAATTAATGCGTATATTGAATCGGCTGAATTTGATATTCAGGACGGACATAACCTTGGTTTCGTATGGCGCGTGCTTCCTGATGTGACATTCTCAGGGTCCGATACACAAAACCCATCAGTCACTATGACGCTGATTCCTATGATGAATTCAGGATCAGGTTATAACAATCCTCAGTCGTTGGGTGGAACAAGTTCGGCAAGTGTTGTCCGATCATCAACTGTACCTATTGAGACATTTACAGGTCAGGTTTATGTAAGGGTTCGTGGTCGCCAGATGATCTTCAAGATTGAAAGCACGGGCCTGGGTGTTGCGTGGCAATTGGGTGCGCCAAGGATTGATATCAGGGCAGACGGGAAAGCAACGGGACTTGGAGCATGACATTAATTGTCACTACGGATTATGAGATTCAGCGGATTGCCCCGCCAAATCTTCCTTATGCGCCTATTGAATATGATCGGCAATACCAGGAGGCTCTTAATAACGTCCTACGTTTATATTTCAACCGCCTTAATAATATTTTGACCAATCTTATGGCTACCACATCAACGCTACCGGTAACATTTCCAGGAACGTATTTTGATGCATTTGGTAGGCAGCGTGTTAGCCAGCCCTACACATTATTTGATAGTCAGAATCGCTACGCTGCGGACAATCAATTTGATGTAGCAACCACTGGCACAGGCACAACGTCATTTCTATCTAATGAAGCTGCGGTCAAGATGGAAGTGACCGGTGCTGGCCCTGGTTCAGTGACCCGTCAGTCTTATCGGTCCTTTCCGTATCAGCCCGGAAAGGGTCTTTTGGTATTAGCAACGTTTGTGATGGATAGCAGTCAAAGTCTAGACCTTACACAGCGGGTGGGTTACTTTAATACGGGCAACGGTGTTTTCTTCCAAAGGATTGACGGCACCTTTTCATTTGTCCTGCGGTCTTCAGTAACAGGCTCGCCATCAGACGCAAGAACAGTCAACCAAGAAGATTGGAACGGCGACAAGTTAGATGGCACAGGCGCTTCGGGATTAACACTTGATCCTTCTAAAGCTCAGATTCTGTGGATGGATTTTGAGTGGTTAGGAGTTGGGTCGGTTCGATGTGGATTCATTATTAATGGGCAATATATTGTTTGCCACACCTTTAATAATGCCAACGAGATTACCAACGTTTACATGACCACGGCCATTCTACCTGTGAGATATGAAATAACGTCAACCACGGATCTTGCCGCAAGCATGAAAGCTATCTGCTGCTCGGTGGTATCTGAAGGTGGCTTTGAGCAAACGTCTATTGATCATGTGGCGCGTCGCACAACGATCTTTAATAACATAAGTACGTCAGCAAACTTCTTTCCAATTGTTTCTATCAGGCTTGCTTCAGGGCGGACGGGTGCGGTAGTGCTTCCCAACAGGGTGCAGTTTCTTCCGACTACAAGTCAGAACTACGAAGTAGCTTTGATGAAGAACCCTGTACTTACAGGTGCTTCGTGGACGACTGCGCCTAGCGATTCAAATGTTGAGCTTGATGTAACGGCTACAGCAATAGCTACTGCTGGAACGATTGTCCAGACAGATTATGTAACCAGTACGGGTAGCGCCGGGGTAAGTCAAACAAGTGCTGCTACAGGTTATAACTGGGATCTACAGTTAGGCGCATCCTTGGCGGGTGTTAGTGATATTTACACCTTGGCGGTCAGAACGGTTTCTGGCGCAACGCTTGGCGATGGTGTTGGCAGTATTTCGTTTTACGACCTTACCCAATAAAATGGGTGTTTTGGAGTAAGTTATGTCAGCGGAAGATCTTTTCATATTAGCTAATACAGAGCCGCAAGGTGATTCATCAACAGTCACTGCTACTAGCGATGATGCCTTTTGGAAGTTAATTGGCATAGATCCTGCAAGCATATCGAAGGATGGTACGCCACCAACAAACGAAGAGATTGAACAATCAATTGGCCTTGGAACGACAGGGTCATCGATATGGAGAAATCTCTTACGCGGAGTGTTGGGTACGCAAGGAGCTTCCGGTACCGGTGCCGGGTTAGCCCTTGGTCTTGGCGCATTAGCAGCGGCGCTTACGCAACAGAAAGCACCAGCCATCAAGGTCCCTGAATATAAAGCCGCTCCTGTATATAACCGGGCGCTTACTGCTCCCATGTTCCCGCCACAGCCTGCACCGCAGAAGTCGGCATCTGGGCAAAATATTTACCAGCCCATGAAGGGAATGCCGTTGTTCTTTAATCCCAATCCGTTTCAGTTTGATCCTACAGAAGCGGCCAAGCGGTATGGTCCTACGCCAGAGCAGATTGCCCAAGGTCAAGCAGGATATGAGGCAGGACTAGCATCGCTTTATAAACCCATTACGATCACACCCTTCACCTATGGCAATACCAGTACGGTTACGGGTGCCACAGGAAACGACACGGTGGCCGGCGCAGGATCGAGCACGGTTGTTGGCGGTGGCGGTGGTAGTGCAACTGTTCCCGCATATACAGGTGGTGCCGTTGATGATTTATTGGCTGGATACAACGATGGCGGTGATGTCTACATGGCGGCCGGTCGTTACCTTAGTGGTGGCGGCGACGGTATGTCAGACAGTATTCCGGCAACCATTAACAACAAACAACCCGCTCGATTGGCAGATGGTGAGTTTGTGGTTCCTGCTGATGTGGTATCCGATCTAGGCAATGGATCTTCTAATGCCGGCGCCAAAAAGCTATACGCCATGATGAACAAGATCCGCAAGGCTAGGCATGGTACGAGCAAGCAGCCGCCGGAGGTTAAAGCAGATAAGGCTATGCCTGTATGAGCGAATGGGCGCGATGTGCGCCTTATGTGCAATCAGCGTTAGATCACGCAGGTAACTTATTTGATGTCGATGATGTATTGAAGCTGGTAGAAGATGGCAAGGCACAGTTCTGGCCCGGTAAGAAATGTGCGGTTATTACAGAGATTAAACAGTATCCCAAGAAACGATTGCTTAATGTGTGGCTTGGTGGCGGTGATTTAGATGAATTAACAATCATGGCGAACTATGTTCGTGAGTATGCAAAACGCGCTGGGTGTGATGCAATCACGATACAGGGGCGCCCTGGTTGGCAGAAGGTTTTTAAACTGAAAATGAAGTCAATAACTTTGATGGAAGAGGTGTCCAAATGAGTGCAGGCGGACCATCACAAACAGTAACGGCGATGCCCCCGGAGTTTCAACTCCCTTACATTTCTGATTTGTATCGGATGGGGCAGCAGGTTGCCTACACGCCCTATACACCGTATTCACAGCAGCGATATGCTGAGACCGCGCCGCTATATCAGCAAGGTGTAGAGGCGGCTCAGCAGGTTGCCGCATCCCCTGGACTTCTTGGTCAGATGAATGTTGGCGGCCAGAATGTGGGCGTCATGCAGGCTTACATGAATCCTTACCAACAAGCAGTAACGGATGTGGCCAAACAAGCGGCGGTTAGGGAATACGGCTCAGGATTGCAGAGTCTTAAGAGCCAAGCTGCTTCACGTGGCGCATTTGGTGGATCACGCCAAGCCATTATGGAATCAGAGCTGATGAAGAACCTTGGGTCACAGCTCGGCAATATCCAGATGCAAGGATCTGCGGCAGCTTACGACAAGGCTGGCCAGTTATATCAGCAAGATTTGCAGAACCAAATGCAAAAGGCTCAGACCTTGCAGCAACTGGGATTGACTGATGAAGCTAGGCGCCAGCGTGATCTTGATGCGATGTATCAAGAGTTCCAGCAGCAGCGTGATTATCCGGCAAGACAGGCTCAGCAATACCGTGACATTATCTTTGGCCTGCCTGGGTATCAGTCTACTTCGGCCTATCAATCATCTGGCAATCCGCTGACACAAGGGTTAGGATTGGCACGTCTGTTGTACGGAGGTTTGTGATGCAAGCACAAGCAGCAACAGGGCTTGGTGGGGATGTCAACATCCTTGAGGCCATGGAGATGTTTAAGTCAGTACCCGATCAGGTGCTGCCTAAGTATGCTCAAGATCCTAAGCTAGCCATCTTTGCGGCCGCTGAAATGGCGCGTCGTGATGACATGAGAAAGCGTTACCAGCAACGGGCTCAGAAACCTAATAAGCCTGTGGTATCGCAGCTAGCCGAATCCTTGGCGCCGAGTATGCCGATGATGCCACCCGGTATGAATGCTCCTCAAGAGCAGCCGCAGATGCAGATGGCGCCTTCGCAAATGCAAGAACCGCAACAACCTGGCCTTGCAGGATTGATGCCACAACAGAGCTTCGCCGGTGGTGGGCCGGTGGCGTTTCAGTTCGGCGGCGGTGTTGGCATGGAGTTTGGTGGCCCCATGGTGGAGGAAGAAAAGGAAACTAGGGTTCCAGCCATCATCAATGGTAAGCGTGTCATGGCCACGCCTGCTGAGTTACGTGCCGCCGGCTATCCTGAATCAACAATTCAACAGCGTGTAAAAGAAGCTCAGCCTGCTCCAGCCGCTCAGCCGGCTAAACCTGTTGAGCAGCAAAAACCTCAGGGTCAGACGCGTCAGCCTTTAGTTATTCCTCAGCAACAAGCACAGGCGGCCCCTGCGCCCATGGGTATTGAGCAAATAATTGCGCTTGGCAAGAAAGCCAATCTCCCAGGGATCAACATTCCTGAAGCCTACGAAACATCAGGTCGGGCAGATCAGTTATACAAAGAGCGCCAAGGTAGATTCCCCGATCAGATCTCTCCGATCATGCAGCAACTCAAGGAGTTCTACGGCAAGCAGCCTACACAGGAAGATATCCAGAAAGCGGCCAACCGCCAGATTGCTTTATCCATGATGGGAAGCAAGGACCGGAATTTCTTGGCTGGACTGGCCGGTGGGTTACAGGCTGGCGAGGATGTCAAGAAGTCCATGGGCGCTGAGAACCGTGCGATGCAACAAGCTTCGTTGCAGGCGCAGCTAGCTCATGCGAAATACCAAGACGCCATCAGGCGCGGTGATTACGATGCGGCTGATAAGGCTGCACGTGAGGAGCGCAAGTACGCTCTTGACGTACAAAAAATGCGTCGTGATGTTGCCGTCCAAGATATTGAGATCGGTCTTGGTTTGGCAAGAGCAATGCAACCCAAAGGCACTGGCGAAAAACCTGTCAACCCGCTTCAGGCT